CTATCTTTTACATATTTTGTTTTCAGATTTGTAAAAACAATTTTATAATCATCATCTGATATAGAACCCGTTACGGAGGTTAAACTGCCAGTAACAAATATAGAATCATCCCAAGTCAATTCCAATTTTGGTTCATAAATACTATTGGTTTCTTTTGAAAAGAATTTTAATGCACCATAATCTAATGCATTTTCTTCATTAGATAAACTATGATGAACAATGAATCCATTATTTGGAATAGAACCACTTAACCATAGATTAACAATGGAGGTAACATCCATTCTAACATCATCAGGTTCGTAGTTATAAGATTGCGATGCTTCGGATGCAGTATACCAGGTGCCACCGGCTGCATCATACGATCCTGTGGTTCCTGTTGCGAATGTTGCTCCACTACCCGTTGCAACTACTTGCCATGCATTAATTCCATCTCTATAATTCCAACTTACTCCATCCGATGTTATATTATCAAACTTTGTACCTGTTCCCATTGACCAACTTTGAGATATGGCGTTTGCATATATTGTATATTCCAATGGAATTTCTTCACTTCTAGTTGCTTTTAAATTTAAATAAACTTTCCAATTACCACTTATTCCATTATCTAAAATAGATTGAGAAACTTCATTTATATTGAATTTTATAAGAGTCCTATAAACATCTCTTATCGAACCATAGTAAACTTTACCAACTTCTAATATCTCATCTCTGCCAGCATTCTGGTCAGGTTGTTGTAAATATACACTTGCATCATATAAAGATGTGAAAAATTTATGCATTATAATGCCCTCCCTTTAATATCTTTGTTAGGAAATTTAACTTCAAAAACACATGGATCCAAAGATGGATAAATAATTTTTGCTCTAGTTGCTTCATCTATATTATAACGATTTGGTGAATATGGTTCTCCACATAAATTGTAAACTCTAACCATAGGTACACTCATAACACCCTCTATATTTGCCAAAACCAATTCTAGTTCGGATAAGTTTATGGTTTTATTAAAAGTCCATCTATCTATATTGAAATAATCTTGCAATTCAACAACACATGCCGTCAATACCTCTCTTTTGTTGTAATTTGAATAACATATTATTTCAAAGTCCACACCTATATTCACAATATAACCATCTATTATATTTACGGTATCAGTCAAAACTCTATATTCACCTAAGTAGGTTTTTAAATTTTGTTTTATTGCCTGATTTAAATTTGTCAATTTTTTATTGGAATCATAACCCAAAACATACATATTTATCGCAGATGGGTTGTTTGTATTACTTACATCCGATGTATTTAAATTTAAATATTTTCTTAATTCTGTTTGTATTTCAACATCCGTTTTACTCTTTAATCCCTGAACCAAATTTGTAAACTCTGTTAACTTTTTAGGATTTGATAATACTGATGTAGGAGAATTAACATCGGCTTCACCATCTGGAGAAACCCAAACTTTAGCAATACTTCCATATTTTTCAGGCATACTTAGTGCCCTTACCATATAATCTTTTGCAGTTACTGCTCTATTTTGCGAACCAAATATTCCAAGTGCATTTTGTCTTATTTCTTCTATACTTTCCGGTCCCCTACCACCAACTGCAGCTTCTATATTTTCAACCGCAACGGTTGTTTTAGTATCTTCGTATATGGGTAAAATATCATCGGTTAAAGATAATAAATCTTCGTTATATTCTACGTTTATTATTGTGGTTAAATCACCTGTATTTATGTTGGATTCTATTCCTCCACCAATTAAATATTTTACGTTTAAGGTTTTTGAAACAGGAGCTATTCCAAATGTGTTTGTTTTTAAAAAGTTAGATGGGTCTATTCCACTATTTAATCTTGTTACACTATTAGTTAATCCCAATCCTATATTTTTTGAATTTGGCAATACAAGTTCATCATTTATATTCGTGTCACCAGGTCCAAATTGTATTGTGTGAGTATTATCCGGATTAACTTTTAACGAAAATCTTCTAGGAACCTTTCTAACCTCCAACATATATGGAACCGAGTCCACATATTGACTCAAACCACTATAAACTGCAGTATTTGGAACTTCGGCAAATATAGTTTCTTGTGCCAAATATGGAACTTCATACCATTTATTATTATCCTCATCTACTATTGATATTATTTGAATAATATTTGTATCATTTAAAATGGTATTTGGATAATCGGTAGATGTATCAAATGTTATAGTAGTTTCAACTTGAGTACCAGATATTGCTTTTACTAATTTACTTATTAAATACCTACTAGGTTCTCCTGTTATAGAATCTCTCTCATATACTTCAATTTCTCTGTTATCTGAGTTTGTAAAATCAACATCATCTATTGTTCTAAAAATAATATCGGAATTTGATGTTGATTGCATTTCCATACCATCTTTAATCCTTAAATAAAATCTAGAATCAGGTCTATTATTTATACCAGTACCTATTGCCGGAACTAGTTGATATACCTTTAATGTTGTAACTGCAGGTGAACTTACTTTTGGTTTGTATCCCATAGTCTGAGCAATTGCCATAACATTTTTTCTTTCCGATGCATAATAAAGCATTGATTCTTTTAATTGCGTATCTTGATAAAATGATAATAAATCACCCAACGCCGCAGCTTGCTCTATAAAAACCATTCCAGGAGAAGCTTCATTAAAATCAGAATATGTTGATGGAAAATATGTTTTAGTAAAATCAATTAATGCTTCTTTTAAAGATGTAAAATCTTTATTTAAATAATTAAAATTTTTATTATCATTTCCCCAAACTTTATTTATAGGTCTTATAGCCATTTACCAATTTTTTATTTTATTGTTCTAGTAAAATAGTAACACTATCTCCAAAATTTCTATTTATTTTTAAAGAAAAAGTTACTTGCAAATATATTTTGTGATTATCAATATCGTTTTCATCGTAATCAAATAAAATTTGATCTATATTTAAATACGGTAACCATATATTTACGGCTTCCACAATGGTTCTTTCTATATCAAATTCCAATGTTTCTGTGGTAATTTGTTCAAAAATCAATCTCCAAATATCGCAACCAAATTCCGGCTGCATGGTTCTTTCACCTTTTCTAGTCATTATAAGATTTACCAAATTATCTTTTGCTTGTGATAATGTAGTATAATTTACAGAAAAAATACCATTAGAATCGGATGCCTTATTTATTCCAATCCCAATGATTTTATCTTTATTTAGAGATAAATCTGCGGTATTAAATCTGCCTAATTCGTATGCCATTTTATCTTAATCCTTTTTCTTTTTCTTGCTTTGCAAATACTTTTGTTAAAGAACTATAATCTCTAGTCAATGCTTTATTTAATGCATCTAAACCTGCATTTCCTGTTGATTGTATAGTTTCTTGTACTGATTGATTTCTATAATCCATTGTATCCCATTCATCTTCTTGGTATCTCTGTGGTTGAATGGCATCTAAAATACTACCTTCATTCATCATTCCACCATCAACTCTTTCTGAAGCACTAAATGGTTGAGTCATATTCAAAATCTCATTTATCATTGGATCTTTTGAAAATTCTTTTTGTGGTTTTTTATTTGTTGGTACGGGTTGTTTTCTAATAGGAGTAGTTGTTTCGGTTAAACCTGCTAACGATGTTGTTTTCTTTTGTGAGGTTAACGTAACTGCACCAGATTTTACAAGTTTAACTATTTCTTCCTTAACTTGTTGTTTTACTTCATTTTTGACAATCTCCTTAATAAGAGATACTATCACATCCGATTTCATAAAAATTCTTTTTAATAAATATCTAAAGATTAAATTTACTATTTATACTTTATACCCAGACCATGGAACAACTCCTGGACCAGGGGTATTTGGTGGATAAATTGCAGTAACAAAAAATTGACCAGATACGGTCATCAAATGCGTCATTGCCGCTGCCTTAAATGCTTTTATAAATATTTTACTATCCGTATTTGGTTTAACTGGCATTGGTGACCATGATCCAGGATTGGTAACCAATCCTTGTGTTGTTATAACATTTTTAACCGCACCAGGCGCTGGTATTTTTGGTGGGGGTACCAATTGCATTGTTGCACCTGTCCAATATATTATTATAGCGGGTCCTATTACATCCAACAATGTAGTAGATGTTGAAGGTTGAACGGATTTTAATTTTGCTTTTAAAACATTCTCCATGCCCGCTTTATTTGGTTTCAAAACTTTTATACCGTTTATCAAATCTCCACCCGATAATATAGCAAAATGATAATTGTTTGTAAATTGTTTTGCCCAACCATCCATATCTTTGCCATATGAATGATTTGACATAAGTTGTTCCATTGTAGATTCAAAAGAATTCCAGGGCATTTTTATTTCTTTTTACTCAAAAAGTTAGATTCGGATAAAATAACTTTAAGTTTATTTTTAATTGCTATAAATTTAGGTTTATTTAATGGACCGGCATCGGTTGGTGTAGGGCCAGATGGTGTAGGATACCATTGTTTATTTATTTCATCAATTAAATCGGAAAGTATTTTAACCAATTCTCCACCTAAAACCATTGGTTGAACTGGATCACCATCTTTACCTGGCTTATCATTTTTACCCAAATAAACCTCACCACCATCCGATTTCAGGAATATTTGCTTACCCTTACCTCCTGCATGAAATATAATGTTACTTTTATTTGCGTACATATATACATCATTCATTACATCTACGGAGAATCTACCACCACTAAAAACTGCAACTTGCTTTTGTCCAAAAATTAAAAATTCATTAGATTTTGCAGATAATAATATTCTATCCGTATTAACATAAATCTGATTGCCTTTTAAATCGGTATCTTTTGGATAATCTATTTTTTTCTTACCCTTTTCATCCAAACTGTATGCTTTCTTTTCATTGAAAGATTTTTTTAAGTTTGAATTTTGTTCAGTAATATTGTAAGGTATTTTTACTTTATTAGATGTAATGTATATAGATGATCCATCTTTGTTAAAATCTTCATCAACTAAAGTAGAAATTGGTTTTGAATCCAATTCTTTATTTTGTAAATTTCTTATGAAAATAGATGGTGAAGTAGTTTTGTTATCTTCCGTTAAGAATAAGTCCGAAAATCTAATGGTATTTCCATTCCTACCTGCAAATATGGTATCTCCTTGTCTTGGTTTAAGAAATTTTATCTTTTCATTTACTTTGTATTCTCCTTGTGTTGGAGAATTTGATGGACTACCACCTATCGTAAATCTAGTTGCATCAAATACAATTGGATTTCTTCTATAATTTGTATAAGGAGTAATTGAATATGGTAACCAAAATGTGTTATTTTGTATCTTTAAAATAATTACCGTTTCACCTTTAATTGGAAACGTTAAATTGTTTTTATCAAATGGGAATGCGTAATCATCAATTGGAATTGTAGTTTCACATCTATAAGTTATAGCACCATAAAATCTACCATCCTTTGAATCAAATGATTTATTACCATTATATGTGGCAGTGGTATCACCAACAGGCCTTCTAGATTCCATAGCATCTTTCGAACCATATACCTTATCTACTGTTGCATAAAAAGCATTTATAAGTTGATTCATTATAACTTTGTTTTTATTTCTTCAATTTCAATCTCTATATCAACAAGCTTTTCTTTATTTTTTTCTTCAACCTGTGTTATAGTATCTTCCATTTCCTGAAGCAATTGTGCCTTCTCCTGTTCACTTAACCACCCATCTTCACCAATACCTTTAGCTTCCGCAGATGCTAACCTCTGCGCAATCGTAGCAAGTTTGATGAGATGATCATCGTTCTTGACAGATACTTCAATAAGGTCTTTTATAATGGGAGCAATAACCGTTGCTTCACCTACATTCTTAATTAGTTTACGCAAAGATTCAATTAAATCTGAAATGTTTTTCTTTTTGTTTAATTGATTTTCGTATATATCTTTGAAAAGAGATGATAAATTTTTACCATCAAAAAGTTGAAATTCCGCACTCATAAATTATGGTTTTACATATTAATAATTATTGAGTATTGGGATATTTATATGATTATATCACCAGTATCCATAAATTCATTATATAACTCCATTTGTTTTGCTTTCATTTTATTTATTACTTTGGTTATATAATGCGTCGGATGTCCTGTCATTTCTCTAATTAAAAGATATAGAGATTTTTTATTAAAGTTTTCTATAAACTCTGCTCTTCTAAATAATTCCAATACGGCATCTGCTATTTGCATATCTCTACGTTTTGGAAAATGATTTTCTAAATGTATATCCCAATAAACCAACATTCTTTTATTGAATGTTTTATATTCATCGTTAAAAGTTTCTTCTCTGAAATTGTTTTCAGTATCCCAATTTTCTGGCATATTGGACATTACATCCGTATCTTTATATCTTTTATAATTGGAATTATTATTTAATATCAAATAATTTCTTGCAACAATGGTAAAGTAAGAAAAGGCTTTACCTTTACCTTCTTGATACATATGAATCTTTTCAATCATAAAGGTAACAACTTCTGCCATCACATCCTGTGGGTCATCATCAAAATAAGTAAACTTCCATTTGTTGTAAACTATTTCTGCTAGTTTTTCAAATGATTTTTGAATATGGTCTTTGTAAATCTTATCTCTAACCAATTTGTTTTCCGTTTTGTTATATAGGATTATAGCATCCTCTGTTTCTTTTGTAAAATATTGTCTATTTGATTTTTTTCTTGGCATCTTGATTAAATTGTTTGAAACGTTCAATAGTTTCTTTTATTTGATAAAATATAGAACCTACATCATCGTCCTTCTCAAACATTTGGCGATTATCTATCTGCCTTAAT